GCCGGTCTTCTTCTTTCTCAGTATCCGCGGGCCCGGTATCGTCGTCGTTGTCCTGTTCTAGCGGCGCGATCAACGGCATCATCTGACCACTAATGAGATCGACCAGACTTTCATTCAATGCGACCATCAGTTCCTTAACAGACCGCAATGAATGCGTCCCGCTATTCCTGTTTAGATCACCCTCTTCCTTTAACCTTATGATCACATCAGCAAGACCTTTTTCGCCAGTTTCGCCAGTTTCACCAGTTTCAGTTTTACCTTCTTCGCTTTCGCCAGTTTCGCCAGTTTCAGTTTCACCTTCTTCGCTTTCGCCAGTTTCGCCAGTTTCGCCAGTTTCAGTTTCACCTTCTTCGCTTTCGCCAGTTTCGCCAGTTTCGCCAGGATCAGTAGTTGCCACGTTTATTATCCTTTGTTTTGTTTCCGTTTAATCTTGTCGTTTTCTTCTTTGACGTAATTAGATAACAACGCCACGTATACTTGTCTTTCCCATGGTAGTAATCCGTCCAGTTCTGTTAACGAATACTGATGGTGTTGCATCATAGCGAAGTTTGTTTGATAATAATTCTCAATCGATTCATGGGAAAGACCTACTAAAAAAAATTCTTAAGGCCTGTAATAGTCTCGTTGTTTTTCTCACCACATTTGCTACAGACAAACTCAACAAATAGTCCAATCTTTGGCATGCCCTGAATAAATTCTGACACGCTCTCGAATTGCTTACTAGACAGTCCGTCGACGAATTCCATTAATTCATCTCTGGTGGAATCCTCTGCAGGATATACTGCTGATTCATCATAGATCGACTCGATGCATCCAATCAGTGTCTCGAATGCCATATCTGTTTGTCCTAGGTCATCCCCGCGCGAGAGAAGTGCGACAGACGCCTCGAACTTAGGATACTGCATAACAATACCCACGTCGTCTGTCAGTGCTATCTTGTTTGATTTCGCCTCAGTTTCAGTAAGTTTGGCCTCTTCTAAGTTTATCGTTACTGGTTCATACTCTTCGCACTCGCTACATTTTATCTGGACATCAGAAGTTTCACCAACAGACTTCGCTCGGATCTGTAGGAACAGATATTCAAAATCAAACAGTGTTAGTTTAGAAACGTCGAGTTCGCTAGTGACGCATGAAACGATAAGATCTCTGGTTGCGCGGATCATTGCGTGTTCGTCACCTGATTCCTTTGCAAGTAGCAGGGTCTTTTGTTCCTTTACGTTAAACGGTCTATACTCAATCAAATCATTTGTTGATGGAACGTTCAGGGTGTAGGATGGTGATTGTATCTTAGGTAGTGCCATTATAATAATGCCTCATTATTTAGGTAGATTTAGGTAGTATAGTATATCTATCATATGCGAACGTCACTGTTATTCTAACAATCTCGTCCGCACCGTTTGAAAAATCAACAGCGTTTAATGTTGTAGGAAAGGCCTGTTCTAGATTGACTCCGTAGACATGTTCGCCTTTTCTCGACAGTGGTCTTATTTTGATGTCGTGAGCAAAACTATTCTTATACCCAACTCTATATGTGTCTGTGTCTATGATGTTTTTCATCCAGTTATCAAAATACTTGCGAATGATATAATCCTTAGTTTCTAGGAAGGTCATAGTAACATCGTCTTCGATGTATGAGTATGGATATTTCTTGAGTTGTGAACCATTCGGATATTCGGATGTTGAGATGTTTCTGCCAGGTAGAGTGGCGGCATCACATAGTAACTCAGTTTGATGGATAGTAAGACCGTATTTCGTAGGTAGTTCTACCTTATATCTGTTTGCGAATGATGGAGCAAAATTTAAGATCCGTCCCATTGCTGTCGTTGGCACCCCTGAGTGTGGCATTAGATCATTTTCCTCGAATCTCTGTATACTTGATTTTGAGTACCCTTCGCCCAGTCGGCAGTGGGTAGAAACGTCGCGATCTCATATTCTGGAGCGGACACTTTGGCGAAGTTACCTCTCACATGATCATTTAGGTAATGCTTGAAACATGGTGCGAAATATTTCATCTTCGCTGAACGTTGCAATAGATTATACGATAGTCTGAATTTGGTAGCGTCATTGTATTTATTGTTAGACATGATATCGAGTAGTGCATCTAGAAACTTCGCGCGCAATACGAGAGGTAGATAATGTAGATTCAATCCGTAGAATCCATCTTTCGCTGGACCGACGACAATGACAAGAGGAAATTTATCGTAGTACGGAAGCGTCGCCTTAGTTTTCGGATCATAGAAAAAATAGTACATATGACCAACGATCTCGTTACTCGTTTTAGTCAGTGGTTCTTCCTTCATCAACTGCTTTCGATTGATACTGGTCATCGTCTTCGCTTTCTTCTGGAACCACGCTCTGGACGCCTTGGTGCGGGGCGTGATCCCTTTACGAAATGCTTCGATTTCTAATGTCTGAAATAATTTACTCATGGATGTATTTATACTGTTAAATCAACGACTTAGCGACTATTGCTATTTTAGACGAAATCGACGATAATAGTTATATAACAAATTAGAGAAGAAGTGAAAATGGCTTACATGTCGCAAGAACTAAAAAGAGAACTGGCTCCCGGAATCAAAGCGGTACTGAAAAAGTACGGCATGAAAGGTTCCATCGGTGTCCGTCACTATTCCACCCTTGTCGTAAATATCAAATCCGGCGATCTCAACATCATGCGAGAGATTAATCGATCTAATCGAGTCGATTGCCAACGCCACTGGAACCACTTACTCGACTATCAGCAACGTGATTACGAAAGTCTTAGCGCTCACTCTGTCGACCAGTATCAAGGGATTATCGGCCAGTTTGTCAACGAGATTATTGGCGCAATGATGACCGGCAACTTCGACAAGTTCGACATCATGTCAGATTATCACCACGTCGGTTGGTACATTGACATCAACGTTGGCAAGTACGATACCCCTTACATTTGGAACGCGCCGCGACAAAAAGTTGCGGCATAGTTCAAAAATTCTTACTCTACACAAAAACTCTATTAAATCAACGACTTACGCGCTATTGCTATTTTAGACGAAATCGACGATAATAGTTATATAACAAAATCACTCTTACTGGGGGCTACTAGAATGGCAACAATAATCAGAAAGAAGTTAGAGAAGGCAGCAAACGAAAAAGGTCTGTATTCTCTGATCACAGTAACGGAAGGGAACCCCTATTGGAGGGTTAGAGTTTCGCTGTTCACAAAAGCGGATCTCGGTTTTGATAATTTTCACTGCGCGTTCAACGGGCGAGGTTTCATTATCAGGAGGTATGAGGCAATGGATAAATTGCCGGCGCTGGTTGAAGAAGCCATGAAGTACTTAAATAAATTAGGAGATTCAAAGTGAGCGACGCACTTAAAAATTTCACCCCTAAGGTTGCCGTTGGCAAGTTTACTGCCGGATATATTGTCACACCCGGTGTGCGAAATCTCTGGTGTGTTCTCAACAAAGAGACTGGCGAGTTGGTTCAAGCGTCACAAAATAACATGAGTGCGGCACATCGCGACGCGACCCGCATGTACAACGAGTACCAAGCGGTATGAACGATTTAGGAAACCTACTTGTCACTCTACTATGGGTAGCGGGAATCGTCTGGACCAAGGCCGGTACGTCGACAAATCATTTTTTAACTGTTATAATAACATCCGTTATTTAAAATCAAAATAGGAAATATATTATGAGTGCGTTTAAAATTTTATCAGTGGTTGAATCAGAAGAACTTTGGGGCAATGACCTTGGCCATGGTCTCGGCAAGTATCCTTGGCGTCAGCTAAAAGTTGGCGAGAGTTTCTTTATACCGAGGAATCAGTTACCTCGTGAAGATTATCGCCCCACTCCTAGCGCGAACATTCGTAAAGAAGGTTATCGTTTCAAATCGAAAAAGGTGATCAGTGGTACTAGAATCGGTGTTCAAATTAAACGTATTCTTTAATTAATATGACTAAAAAATACGAACAACAATTCGAACCGATGCCCATGGGATCAGTTCAGGAGGAGATAAAGCGTCTACGCTTAAACGTCATTCTCCATTCATGCATTTACTACCAGATGGACGTAAAT